TTTAGGGTACCTGCGAAAGTGTTACCTGTGGAATCTACTGTAAGACTATCAGAAATACCTGATGTATAGTCTAGTAGACCGGCCATCGTAAGAGCAGAAGCAACGTCAGCAGAGCAAAGGATAATGTTACCCTTTCCGCGGCGTGTGTCACGAGCAATTACGTTTGCATCACGTTCGATAGCGAACATAAGGCCTTTGAACTTCTCAACACTCCAACGACCGTTGGAGTCTGTATCTAGATCGAAAATGCCAGGCGTTGTTGTGTTAACAGCAGCACCCATAACAGAGTTGAAATAGATTGTGCGGATTACTTCACGGTTGATTTCAGCAAGAATTTCAGAACTTAGAATATTAGCAAGTTCGGTTTCTGCGTCTAGACCATGAATCGCTTTGAGGTCCTGAGCAAGTTCCATCGTGTACTCAGCTTTGAGAGCCCGTGACTTCGCAGTTACGGTTGCTTTCTCAATACTGAATGCCATCTCTGCGAAAGCATTGGATGAAGAATCACCCAGAGCTTCAGCAGCAGCGGTGGACATTGCTGTACCTGCAGCGTAGTTAGTTGTCGTTAAGGCCTTTAGTACATCTGAGCCAACGTGTGTGCCTGTACCAGCAAATTTGGTGTCGGCTTCGTTAAACAATGCCTCTGTACCGGACTGTGAAGTATAACGAGCTTTCATCGCAAAGATAAGTCCTGTAGGACCTGTCATTGGCTGAACACCGCATACATCATAGGCGATAAGTGAAGGCATGGCACGGCGAACTAGCGAAATTAGGATTGGATCCCAATTTGCAACTGCCGAACCTGTTGCGTTTGTAGGAGCAGTTTCTTTAAGAAAATCTGTATCTTCTTGTAGAGCTCGCTCTTGGTTTTCTAGGATTACAGTTGTGACTGCCCGACGATAAGCATCTTTAATCTCGGGGAGGTCAGGATGCTGTAATACTGGCTGCCATTTTTCCTGTAAGTGTTCCGTTTGAAACATTATAGTTTTCTCCCTATTTTTTTAATGGTTCACGTTACCAGCACGTTTTTCATTGCGGGCAATTGCGGACATATATCGTGACATAGTATCGGACATATCTGAATCTTCCGTACTCTCGACTGTTGCCGCTGTTTCTTCATTACTTGCTACAGCTTTTGGAAAATATCCTTCCTTGATTTGGTCGACTTTCTGGCGAAAATCTTCCTCATTTTCGTAATCAATATTTTCTACTAAACTTGCAAACTTTTCCACTTCTGTATCAGCAAGATCAGAAGCAACATCGAGAAGAATCTCATTTCTCTTTAAGATATTATTCTCTTGAACAAGCTTAACATTACTTTCCATAACATCGTTTAACTTACCTTCAAGCTCGTTAGCATTTTCAGCTGCGGCATCAAGCATATCAAACTGATCATCAGGGATAGCAATATTATGCTCTTCAAAAAGAGCTTTGAGACCTGAAATGAAATTTTCTGTAATTTCTGTTTTGAGCGCATGCTCAACAGCAACTTCATTATTATTCATCCATTCTTCTACAACATAGTTGAGGTAACCATCAACTTTTTCTGATAGTTCCTCCTGTACATCTCCAATAGTTGAATTAAACCTTTCAGCATAAGAAGCATCAATCGCTTCAAGCTCTTCACGGATCTTAGCCTTAACAGCAGCTTCAAAAATTGTAGCAGCCTTTAGTTTAAATTCATCTGAAAAATCATCCTCACCTTCTGTCAATGCAGCAACATCGTCACTGAAATCCATATTAGCAATTCGATCTTCAATTGTTACTTCGTTAGAAGCTTCTTCCTGATCTGCCTCGGATACAACCTGAGAATCTTCCGATTCTTCGTGTTCTACTTCTTCACGGGCACCAGCCTTCATTTCACCACTACCGTCACCCATAGGTTTCGGAGAGGCATTAGAAGGCTTACCTTTGCGAGGTAGGTCTTTTGATTGAGAAGCTTTTTTCGAAGCCTCTTTACCAGGATCGGAAGGAGCATCTGGAGAAACAACAGCAGGACCCATGTCTTGCACTTCACCAGGTAACCTTTCAGGCTTCATGGCTTTAGCAGCATGTTTTGTGGGTTCATCTGCCGCTACTTCAGCTATTTGCTCATCACCCGTAAGTTCTTCAGCAGCAATAGCTTCTAGTTCAGCATTTTTATCTGTCATGGTTAGATAACTCCCTGTTTGTTTATAATACAATGATTATTTATAATTTTTAAAGCTTTGACATAAAATCTGCAAATAACCTTATTTGTTTTTCTTCTAGATTTTTTGTTTTCTTCTCTAATTCTTTACGGTATTCTGCAATTCGTACTTCCTTTACAATACCATTATCCCAAATCCATTCTTTACCTTCCATAACACCTTCTACGAAAGCATTAGGCGCAGATGGATCTGCAACAATATCAGCCGCAGTTGCTAAATAAAAATCATCTTTAACAACTTGCATACCGTCTCGTCTAGGCTCTAATGAACCCATACCTCTTGACGAAACACCAAGTTTGGCACCTTCATCAATAAGATTTTTTACAATCTTACCATAAGGTGTATCCATAATTTTTGCTTCGCCAATGAAATTTTTACCATCAGGATATAACCTTGTAATCATATGCGATACTCTTTCAAGGTTCACCGTAGGCCCATCAGGATGTCCTAACTCTCCAAAAGCACGTTTCTGATTAACATATTCCTTATTATATCTACCAACTTCTTTTTCTAAAATAGAATGAGGATACATTCGATTGTTACGATTCTTTATATCAGATTGCATAAACACGCCCCTGATATTATAATTTTTAGAACCATCAGCAGATGCTTCCGTAACATATTCCACACCTTCAACGTGTTCGGATATTAGTTTCATTTTTCTTCCTCAGTCTCCTCAGGATTTCCTGTAATTCCCGTATCAATAGGTTCATGTGTAACTTCGGCACTCATATCTGCAAATGCAGTACTAGCTAATCGCACTTTAGCATCATCTAAACTAGCTTGAATTTTTGCCGTCATTGCATCATTAAAATCACCAGAAGCTTTGGCTAAATCGCCTTGTGTTAATGCGTCTACCATGCCCTTTATACTTCCTTTGCTCATAATTTTTCCCTTTTATCTATTTATGTAAAATTAGATCCTGAATCATTTTCATCTTCATCTTCATCTTCAAAATCTGCGGGGTCTTGACCAAACTGTCCAACTGGTTCACCAAACCCACCTTCAGGTCCACCTAAATCTGTTCCAGCATCTGTCGCAATAGTACCATCTGCTTTTTCAGATTTAATTTGTTTATCTATTTGTGCTACATCTTCATCAGTTTGTTTCAGAACATTCTTCCTGACCCATTCAACTGAAAAATAAGTACCAATATATTCTGTAATAACATTAAGTTGATCAACACGTTCCTTTAACAACTCAGCGTCCTTTAATTCATAAAAATGGTTATCATCATTAAAATCATAAATGATAAACTCTCTGACTTTATCCCAATCTTCTGGCGTAATAATGCCTTTCAGAATCAATTGTGTTTTTAATACATCTTGGAATAAACCACAGAACCTCTTTCGTGTTTTTTGAATGAATTTACTAAACTTAATTTCATCTCTAGTAATTTCAGCAGACCGGCCCATATTAAAGCCTGTATCTGAAATTAATCGTGATGACGGAATGTTTAATGAGCGATATAACTTCTCTCTAAAGTAATTGATATCTTCTATTTCACCTAAATTTTGACCACCGCCAAGTGTTGTAATTTCTGTACCTCTACCACCTTCTCTACGTGGCAACCAGAAATCCTCCAACATCGACATTTGATTACGGTCATCTTTAATCTCACCTGAAGAAGCATCATACACTACCTTATTACGATAGCGATTCATAATATCTTTAAGATAAGCTTCTGCCTTAGGCTTAGGGAGATTACCTACATCAATATAAAAGATTCTACGTTCTGGAGCTCGACTGATTCTGTAAATAACCAGAGAGTCTTCCATCATACGGAGTTGGTTTGTAGGTTTAATTGCCTTATGTAGATGGCCATAAACCTGTTTTGTTGTGGGGTTAAATATACCAGAAGTACAATATGTAATAGCGTCCGGAGAAATCTGAATTCCCTGTGAGTTAGCACCTCCTTTAAGATTTCCAGGTATACCTTGAAAAGCAGGATAAACTCCAGCTTCATTATAGATATAGAATTCTTGAACCTTTTTAACTAAAGAAACACCTTCTTTAGAAACTCCGTCCCTTCCTTTCCCTTTCTCTACTACACGAACCTTCTTGATAAATTTAGGATCAATATAACGTATTTCTGTAATACCTTTCCGTGGAGAGGTATCTTCAATCATTTTATGATAGAAAACTCTTCCGTCGATATACCATCTTCGGAATATATTGTGTCCATTATTTTTCCAGTCCAACAAACGTAGAATTTCGTTAAACTCCTCTATAAGCTTTTTCTTAATTGCGGTTGATAATTTAGTATTATCTAAATTCAACTTAACAGAAACATCTGTTTCGTCCGCAGTTATAGCTTCATTGACTATATCATCAATTGCTTGATCACATTCGGGAGCTTCAGCAGTTACACGATATTTTTTAATTAAATCCCAATCGTTCTTTGCTGCCTTATCTATGTTTATGTATTGGCTGAAAAAACCAGCACCGCCAGAAATATCTAGGGTGCCTTCTTCGTCGGAAGGGGCGACAAAGGACTTAGCCTTCGTCGCCTCTTTCTTCCGTTTTATTTCGTATCCAAAAAAATCTGCCATAATAATATTTATACAGCTTCAGCTAGTGATTTTTTATTTTACTGTGTAATAACTTATTAGCTGCTACCAATACTTGTACCGCCCGGTCCTGTAGTCATATAATTAAATCGGAACGTTACTCCGTATTCCTCCACAGTATCATTTGAATCGAAAGCGAGCTCAATAGCATCAACTGTAGTGGGCCACAAATTGTAAAGCTTTGCGGTCCATATAGGGGTTGACCCACCCCGTGGCATTTGCCTTACATCTGCTGTGCCATAATAACCAGCACCCATAGCAGTAGTAGAAGATCCAATGTCAGCAATAGCATGACTCCAACGTTCTAAACCAGAACGAACAGACCAACCAGCATCATTGAGTATGGTTACTGTCCAAGCATCATATGTGCGATCACCAGCAAGAAAAATCTGACGACCACGATATGGTACAGTTACTTCACCAATCGTCATCGCAGGCATTTGAGCCGCTTTACACAAGAATGAAAATGGTTCTGGAGATACACCTATACCAGAAACAGACACTTCAAACTGATTAGGACGAGCACCACCACCAGCGAGTCTATTTACAAACGCATTTAAATTAGCCATTTGTCATATCCTCCTAAACTCGACCAACAACTTCATCGAAATCAACACCTGTTCGGGTTGCGATGAATGTTAGTGTTACAAAGTTGATTGAACGTGCAGGTTTAATATAAATGTCAGCCCGGAATTCATTGTTATCAATTACCTGTGGGGTATTGTTTGATGAATCACAAACAGTTAGAAAATCAAAAATACCACGGCGGGCCTGTATATCTCTTAGATAGGGGTCTACCATAGCTCTAAAATTATCCCGTGTAAACTGATCATTGAACTCAAAGAGTACTGTACGAGCAGCAATCTTACAAGCTTCTTCTACCGTTAAGAATAACCTACGAACGTTAATGCGAC